CACCAGGAGGACCGCCGGCTGGAGGCCCGAGGTCACCGCCACCGCCGTCACCCGCACCGGCCGCGTTGTTGATCGAGTCGTTGATCGCCTTGAGGTTCTTGATGATGCGGTTGATGTCCGACTCGCCGCCGGCACCGAACCCGTTGACGATGACCGCGACGCCCTTGCCACCGCCGGCGCCCTGAGCAGGCTTGCCCCCGCCCCATCCGCCGGCGACTGGCTTGCCCGTAGGCCCGGGGTTGACGACCCACTCGTCGTGGCCGGTGTTGTTGATCGCCATGGTGACACCAGGCTTGAGGACACCGCCCTTGTCGTACCAGCCGACCCCGCCAGGGTGGTTATAATACTGAGCCCATGCATTAATGGGATCGCCGTATCTTCCCTTTATGTAGCCGATCATCCAGCTAATCTGGGCGTGAACATTGGACTGCGGAGGATTAGCAGCCGCGCCCATCTTAGATGGAGGCAATGCCTGCGGAATGCCATAAGCGCCAGACTTGGCATTCCTTGCATACTGATTCCAGCCTGCTTCGTGCATTTCCAGCGTGTTCCATGCGGCCCATTCCGCGCCCGATCCCCACGACGGCATCATCCTGCGGGCAAGGGCAGCGTTTGCAGCAGGCTGACCGCCACCAGGACCAGCGACGCCAACACCACCGCCAGAGTTCGCAGCCTTCTTCGCTGCGATAGCGGCCTTCTCGTGCGCCGTGAGGGCGATGCGCATAGCATCGACCATCTTGTTCTGGGCGTTCCGTGTGTAGGCGTCCTCTTCCCGGATGACGTAGTGACCCGGGCGGCCGGCGAAGATGCCCGGGGTTCCCTGGACGACGCCGCCGGCAGCGAAGCCCGGGATCTTGCCCCGCAGGTGATCGACCGCTCCCGCGCTGACCATCCTGGTCGGCACGACGACCTCACCGGGCATCGCGTTGATCAGGACCGAGTCCTTGCCCGGAGTCCCGCCAGTGATCAGGCCGCCTGCTGCCTTGGGCAGCGAGTTAGGCTGCGGGTTCTTGCCCTTCTGGAAGAAGGCGTTGACCTCACCGATACGGAACTTGCCCTGACCGTCCATTACCAGCTTGAAGGCCTTGCCGAACGGGATGTGCAGGATGGTGCTGATCATCCCGGCGACGGCAGTCTTGCTGATGCCGGCCTGGTGGCCCGTCTGGATCAGGTCATCGATAACGCGCTTGCGGGCTGCTGCGGCCTGATCCGACTTAACGCCCGAGTCCACGAGGGCCTTCGCGTAGGCCTGGACGTCGGTCGTGACATGGCCGTACTCCACGATGGCGATGTCGAGCGACTGCTTGAGTCTGCCGGCCATCAGCTTCGAGGTGGCGTCCATCGAGTTGTTTAGCAGGGCGTTCTGGATCGTCGCCTGGTTTGTGATTGCCTTCAGCGACCTCATCGCGCCGTGAGTGTTACCGACCCATTCCACGAGTCTCTTGAAGGAGGCCGGGCCGTGGAAGCCGGCTTCCTGCGCGAGGCCGATGAGCTGGTCGGTGGCCTGCTTGCTCCCCTTCGCGTACTGGAGCATCGGGGCGATGGCGTCCTGGACGGCCTTCTTGAAGAGGTTCTCTGAGATATTCGCCTGGCGCAGGGACTCGAACAGCTTCTCGATGTTGTTGATCTGCTCTTCGAAGGCCTGGTTAAGGGCCACGCCGGACTTGCTCAGGGAATCGATCGGGGCACGGGCGAGCTGGAACTTGTCCTTGATCTTGCCCACCGTTGTCGTAACGTTCTGCCCGGCCGTATTTGCCTTACTGAAGGAATCAGCAAGGGTCTGGGTGCCCTGGATGACGGTATCGAAGGTCGACTGAGTCGCCGTCATGTTGGTGATGAAGGCGCTCCAGGCCTGGTTCAGCTTGGTGACGGCCTGTTCCTGGGAGTCGGTGGTCTTGGTCATGACCTCAAGGTCATTGGTCAAGGTGGTGCCGGTCTGGCCCAGGTCGGCGTAGGCCTGCATGGTGGCCTGGACCGCGACAGCGATCCGGTCCCATGCGCCCTTCTGTGTGGACAGCATGTCCGCAGTGGTGACGCCGGCCGCGACCAGGATGCCCTGAGCGCTCCCGACGTTGTGCGTCAGCTTGGCGACGCCGGCGAGCCGGGAGTTATACCTGTCGTAATCCCCGGACAGCTTCGTCGTCTCGGCGGAAAGCTCCTGGACCGCGCGGGCGTTAGCGATTGTCTGGCCCTGGAACCGGCCCGTCTGGACCGTGGTGGCCCCGAGCTGCTTCCTCTGCTCAGCAAGGGCCTTGTTCGCGTCCTGTAGCTTCGAGGCCACCTGCGCCTGGGCGGAGGAGATGGCCGTCAGCGCCTTATCGACCGGGGACTTCAGGATGCCCTCATTCAGGGCATTGACCCACTTCTGTGTCTCGTCCTTTGCGCGCATGGCGAAGAAGATAAAGATGCCAAGAGCTGCGACCGCGCCGGTTACCCAGACACCGATGGGAACCTTCTCCAGCGCTTCCATAATCCGGGCCAGCCGGCCGGCCGTCGTGATGAAGGTAGCGAACGCCTTGGCAGCGGCACCGACCCGGCTTGGGATGGCAGCGATGCCCCGGGCAAGATCTTCGAAAACCGCCCTGAGTCGCTGGATCGCAGTCGCGTTCTTGGGCAATCCACCGACTGCGGTATTAACGAGCTTGATACCGCCAGCGAAGGCCGCGAACCTGGCCAGAACGCTGATCAGCTTGACGGCCTGGGTGACTGCTACGCCGCCCCACAGGTAGATACCGTGAAGCGCGAATACGACGGCCAGAAGAGGCGTCGGCAGCTTGGTGATGAGGGCCAGGAGCTTCGAGGCCACGACAAGACCTTCAAGCAGGAACTCGGCAATGTGGGTCTGCTCGGAGACCTGGATCAGCTTGAAGAGAACCTTGCCGATGTTCTCCAGGACGATGCCGAACTGCTTTGCGTCCCGGGCGCCAACCTCGAAGAACTTCTCCAGCCCGCCCTGACTGTGCAGGATCGCGGTGGTGATCTTGTTGCCGAACCTTTCAAGAACCTGGCCGGTCTGGATCGCGGCCTGGTTGAACAGACCGGACTTCTTGGCCGCGATAAGGATGGCGTCACCGAAGAGCTGAAACACCATGGGCCTGACAGCGTCGTGCAGCTTCTCCAGGTTGTTCGTCAGCGGCGGGATGGCCTTGCCTGTGGCGTCGTGGATGGTGTGGATATTGAGCAGGAAGAAAGCGATTTCCCGGCCCGCGTCAAAGGCCGCCGCACCGAAGGCAGTCAAGCCGAAGGCCACCGCCGAAAGGGCAGGGACCAGCACGGCCAGGGATTCAACGAGCGCGTCCAGCACGAGATGCCAGACCTTCACGCCAGGGAGCAGGCCGGCGAAGAGCGTGACCTCCTGGCCCAGGAACCGCCACCCGCGCCCCAGGGTGGCGAGCGAAGCCTGCTGGTTGTGCAGAGCGTTGTTCGTCCGGTTAACAGCAGCCGTAGCAGCAGTGTTAGCCGCAACGGTCGCAGCAGCGTTAGCAGCCTGCGACTTGCCGATACCCGCCACCGCTGCCCGCTGGGCGAGGGTGGCCCGTGTCAGCTTCTCCAGCGCTGAGGCCGCAGCGCGGGCTGAGGCTGTCTCAGCGTCCGCAGCGCGCGAGGCCCGGTCCAGGTCGCGCGCAAGGTTGCGGGCCGCGTCCGCAGCGGCCTGGTTCCACCGGGCCAGTCGCTCACCCTGGTTGGCCGCGAGCCGCATATTGTCTGCGGCCTTCTGGCTGGCCCGGTCCACACGGGCCAGTCCGTCAGCCGCACCCTTCGCGGATTCCTTCACCCGCTGGAAGCGCTCATCAAGCTTCTGCGTGGTGCGGCTGACGGAGTTGAGCTGCTTGTCGAGGACGGCACCTGAGCGCGCGATTGAGTCGAACGTCTTACTCGCCCGGTCGATGGCCTGGACGAGGAAGTCAACGCGAGCCACGTCAGTCCAGCCCTCTCCGGTTTACACCACGCTCAGCTTCGTCCCTGACAATCGCTTGCCAGTCGAAGTACGCCTGCCACTCAGTCAGCTCGGCTGAGCTGACGACGCTGAGGAACTCTTCTTTGCCCCGTCCGAGCTTCTCGCAGAGTCCGTAGATGAACTGGAGCCAGGGGCTTCGCCGAAATCCTCGATCTTGTCCTCCAGGTCGGAGTCCATGATCCCGGACAGCATGGCTGCCTTCTCGTACACCCGGTCGAGCGCGGCGCCCGACTTCTCGCCCAGTGCCTTGACGTCCGCGCGCTGGAAGAGCGGGTTGCCGGCCTCATCGAGCGCGCACAGCACGACCAGACGCGCGCGGAGGTTGGCGGTATCGCGGACCATCTCGCGTCCCCGGCGCACGAACATGCCGGCCTCGAACTCGTCACGCTCGCGGCCGGTCAGTCCTTTGACCTTGACCTGCCCGCCCCACTCGGGCACGTCAACGATCTCGACCTTGTAGTCGTTGACGGCGAAGATTGCGTCCCTGCTGAGGAAACCAGTCATCTAAAGCCCCTGATCTAGTACGCGGGCGATATGGTCTACCGCCCTGCTGACTGCTAGCTGCGCAGCGGGTCCGTATCCCGCCATGCCCTCTTCAAAGTACGGGTGCGGCTCCTGTGTCACCCAATTTTCGGTGTCCCCGAAAACGGGGTGTCGCCAGATCTTCGCGCCCTCCATCATCAGGGGCAGGGACTTCTGGCCGCTGGGCATCCGCTGGGTGGAGACCCGGACGCCAACGGAGGCGATCTCGTAGTAGATGTACGAGTAAGCCTCAACGTTTGCAGCGATGCGCAGGCGAAGGCCTGTGTGCTTGGTTCCGTGGGTGGCGATGTTAAGGATGGCGGCCCGGACCCTCGGAACGAAGGGCCGGGCCGCCTTGACAAGCTCCTTGCGCATTTCACTTGTAACGGCGAACGAGTTCATTGCCTCCAGGGAGGCGACGATCCTCTGTAGCTCGTACGGCATACCGCCAGGCTACGGGATCGTCAGGTTCGTCCCAGGAATCTTCGTCGCCGCAAAGCTGATGGTCACCATGCCCGGGTTCGTGACAGTGGTGTCCATCGCCTGCGTCGTGATGCGGACCGGGAACACGTCCATCTTCTGCCCGGTCACATCGCCTTCCCACAGCAGGACGATGTAGCCGTTCGTGTCCCGCGTGAGCAGGTTACGGACGTCGTTCGAGTTGCTGGAGGTGTAGAACGTGATGTCGTTCGACGCCGAGGTCAGCGCGCCCGGGATCTGGCTCGTGAACCGCGAGCCCATGTCCGGGGTGTCGACGGTCGCAGAGGTCAGCGACCAGCCGGTCATCGCGTTGATTTCCGCCGACAGGTCAGTGCCGGCGTTCAGCTCCGCCCTCGTTGGCGCAAGGTAGTTCGCCAGCGTCGGGCACCAGTACACCTTCCGAGTACCTGGCGGGTAGTACCGCGAGGTCGGGTTCAGAGGAGTGGCAACCATTACTTCTCCTTCCCGCTAGCGGCCTTTCCCGCTGCGGCCGAGGTGTCCGAGTCCCTCACTGGGCTCGTCTCCGGAGCCGACCCGGCCTGCCGTGCCAGGTGGTCCTGCATCTCAACATGCTCATCCCAGGTCACCCAGCCCGAGGCTCTCATCTGGAGCATGGCCGACTCCCGTACCCGCGTCGTCTGGTCGAGGCCCGGGTGATAGGCCACAACCCACGGGTTCTGCTCGGCGGCCACTACGGGATCCTGACCGCTGCGACAGTGACCGAGCCGACCGAGGAGTAGTTCACCGCAGTCGTCCCTGCGCCGTAGACGCCATCGGGGACCGGGATGAGGTTGGTCGAGCCGGCGAGGCACGGAACGGTGCGGCTCGCGATGGCCTGACCGTCGTAGGTTGGGCTGAAGGGCAGCGTCACGGTCACAGTGCCAGCAGCGCCAGTTCCGCAGACCACCAGCAGACCAACACCCTGCCCGGTCGGGCAGAGGTCGCCTGCGGTTCCGCCAGGGGCGGCCAGGCTGATAGCGGAGCCAGCGTGAGATGGCCCCTGAAGCGCGTAGGTAGTCATGGAATGCCTCTCGGTAGCTCCACGCGTAGGACTACCGAAAGGCTACACGGCGCCGCCGCAACAATGCGGAATGCCAGCCTCGTTCTACTGCTGGGCTGTCACTTCACCGGAGACGTTGAACATGACCATTGCCAGGACGCCGTTGTGGTCCTGAGTCTGGGACAGTGTCGAGGAAGAGCCGATGGTCAGCAGCTCCAGGCCTCCGGGCCACTGCCCGTTCGTGGGACTGATGCCAAGAGCGCAGATCCGGATGTTCTCGTACGCCTCATCCCGGGCGCTGCGGATCTGCTTGGTCCCGCCAAGTCTCACCAGAGAGGCACAGGTCAGGGAGTGGGCCTCGCGCAGGGACGGGCCGAGCCCCTCCATCCGCACATTGCTCTGAAGGTCGGCCATGCCGAACTGCTCGCCCATCGCGATACCGGGGCGCTCATACCTGGACTGGAATCCGGAGAAGCCGACCGCAATGATGGACGTTGCAGATTCCTTTGAGGTCCACGGGCCATCCTTAACCAGAACGTCCGTCCCCGCTGCCGCATGAGCGGCCGTAAACAGGTCAACGATCCCGTTGAGGAACTGCGGCCCAGTCGGGGAGTAGGGGACGGCGAACTGGTAGGTAACCATGTTTCTACATTAACCGCCGTCATGAGATGATGCACGTATGAGCGAGATACCGAAGAGGATCGCGTATTGCGCACCGGGGCGTGAGTCACTGGTGGCGCTGATCCTGGCGTACCACGACGTCGACTTCGACACGGTCCGGGGCTCTGCGGTCATGCACGGCCGCGATGACATCATCATCGCCAGTCACGACCCTGCTATCGATGAGTTCGGTGCCGCAGTGGAGGCACTGAAGGACCTGGCTGCGACGACCGAGAGGTCATCGGAATCCGTGCGCCGCTACATCCGCGAGTATTACGCCCCACCGCCGCTGACCGGCAACAGCTTCCGGATGCTCTCGGGGATCTAGAGCGCGAACGGCCGGGGCTGGCCGAGCCAGTCCATCGCCTTGCGGGGCAGTGCGGTGTAGTGACGGAAGTCGGCCAGCTCCTCGGGGCCGACAACGCCACCCGTACCACCAGGACCCCGGCGCGACTCCCAGATGTGGGACAGCAGCACCTTGGCGCCCTCGACGTAGTTGTACGGGATCACCTGGTAGCCGGCCTTCACCACCCACACCGAAGGCCCCTGGACCGGAGGCCCGCTCATGACCTTGACCAGGCCCGTGCGCTTGTCCGGGCGCATGTTGGCCGGATCCCACGTCGTATTGCCGTCCTGGGATGCGATCGAGATGATCGTGATGATCGGAACCGAGGCGAGCCTGATCTTGCGGTGGAACGGCCACTCGATAGCCTCGATGTCCTCGCTGATCACCCGCTGGATGATGATCTCGGACTTGTAGTTCTCGATGGCCGTGGTGATGGCAGCCAGCTTCATCCGAAGCTCGTCATCGTCGTCGGTGTAGGACGGGTCCATGCCGAGCGTCTGCTTCATCGTCGCCAGGGACATCAGGGCCGGCGGGTTAGCGTCAGCGACGTCGAATACGTCCGTGTAGGCGATCTGCGGGTTGGAGGTCACCCACTTGACGTAGTAGTGCCCGGTCATCGGCGGGGTGTAGTCGAAACGCAGCTCACCCGGGACAGCGGGCACACCGACAGTCGGGGAGACCGTCGTGCCATCAGGCAGGGTGAAGGTCAGCGTGTACGAAGCTGGCGTCGTCAGAACGCCCTGGTCGTTGCGGACGTCAATCGCAGCGGTGTAGACGCCACCGAGATCAAACATCTGAACTCCTCCCCACCACTGACGCCCTTTCTGCGATGCCCGCGATGGCCTTCGCGACGGTAACCACCGGCACCGTAACCGTACCCGGAACGACCTGGCGGGGGACCTGACCACCGTTCGCTACAGCCGAGGCCGTCGCGACGCCGGCAGTAACCATCAGGGCCACCGAGGCAGGAGCGGCCTGAGCGGAGCTGCTCGCGGCGCCAGCGGGACGGGCCACGGTTGCCGGCAGTGCGGTCGAGCTGACTCCTGCGGCAGCAGGCTTAGATCCCGTCGCTGCGACCGGGGCAGGGGCAACCGCCAGGCCAGCAGCGGCCCCGGGCTGAGCTGCGCTGGTGACAGCAGCCGGCATCGCGGTCGCGGTAGCGGTCGCCACGCCCGCGTTCGCGTTGGTCTGCGAGGAGGTGCTAACCGTCGCCGCGTTAGCAGTCGCGCTCGCGGTCGCCACACCCGCATGGACCGTAAGGGCGATGACCGGCTG